CCTTAACGTATTTTGCGTATTCTTCAAGTGGAACGCCAGGCTTCTTGGCTATGGCCACTTGAGATGGACTTAGCTTGACTGTTCTGCGCCCTGACTTTTTACGAGAAGCTGAAGTATCAGCAGGTGCGACCTGACCACTTCTCCCGTTTTTCTGACCGGCAAACTTGTGCGGAAACTCCGAACGAATCTGTCGATCTATTTCATTGTAATACTCATCAGAAGTTGGATCAAATCCTTCTTCTTCCACAAGTCTTTTATGGATACCAAAAGCAGCAAAAGTCATAACGTCGTCCTGACCAAACCACTCGTTCTTTGTTGCCCACTCCTGGGCCCTTGGATCAGGCTCTGGAGCACGCTCTTGCTGTTGTGCGGGCTGTGCAGGAGCGGTCTCCTGTTCTGGCACACGTTCAACTTCCAGTTTTTCCTGCTGTTTTTTAGCGAGACGGTAACGCTCTTGCTCAATGGCAATCTGGTTCATCATCTGTTGTGCTTCAAACTGCTTATCTATGTCGCCACGATCATGCGCGTCTCGGTAAGCTTGCCTAGCAAGATTCAGTTGATTATCTAAACGTGCGCCATACTCCGTTAGATGCGCCTGCTGTGAGCCCTGCACCTGAGTCTTTAGCCTTTCGTTTTCTTCGCGCAGTTTTTGCGCTAAACGTACAGCTTCTTCTCGATCACGTTCTTCCTGACGATATTTCTCCGTCAGTTTTTTAATACGTTTCTGGACATTCTTGCTGTAGTTCTCAAGCTCTTCTTCCGACTGTTCGGGCTCTGCTTGAGCCTGCTGTTTGGTTTCCGCTTCAGGTTCGGCAGTTTCCTCCGCTTCCTCCGCTTCCTCCGCTTCGGGCAGATCAACCTCTATTTCTTCAATTTCATTCTTTTCTTCTTCAGACATTCATCACATCTCCTGGTTCAAGAATCGTCGCAATGACTTCATCATCGTTAATAATCCGGATTTCCCCACCATCAATCTTGAATCGGGAACCCGCATAGCGGCCAATACAAACCCACTCACCTTCTTTACACCAAGGTTCGCAATCCCCAAACTTGCCGGGATCTTTATACGCCAACGGACCGATTTTAAGAACGTACGCCACAACAGTAGCCAGTTGTTCCCGTTGCCGGATCTCATCTGGGATATATATCCCACCTTCGGTGGTGGATTGACCCTGATATGGCATTACAAGAATCCGCCATCCCGTAGGAGTTGGCAGTCTTTCTTTTAATGATTTATCGAGGAGGGAGGGGTCTAGGACGCGGTTCGACTCTTCAACATAGGCGTTTTCGAGTGACGGTCCATCTTTCTTCGGTTCTTTCGCAGTGTCTTCAGCAGCTAAACTAGCGGCGACGTGCTCCGGAACTAGCAAGGAGGTCTTCGACATCGTCTTCACTTTTCTCCAGCAGGGTTTTTATTTCGTCGATGGCAGTAGCAATACCCTGAAGCTCACCTACCATACTGCGGTATTGCTCATAGTTCTGAGCAATACCGTTTGCCAATTGATCCCGTAAATCGAATTCACGTTCTCGTAGGACTTTATACAATGATTGTGCGAATTGAACAACATCCATTATAAAATATCATGCTCCGATCCGTCGTCCGCATCGGTGATTGGACCGCCTTCAGCCCAGCTATCACAGGTGTGATCCGCACTGCACATGAATTTATACATCTGACAATATCCAAGATTTGGGTTGTTGCCCATGCATTCCATAATGTCATGTGTTTGGTTAAACGCTACACAGTTTCCACAAACATCAGAAAGCTTAAAACCGCCGTCGTTCTGCGGATCGCGGTAGTTTGCTTCTTCTACCGCGGACTGCTTGTTCGCTTCGTTGACTTCTGAGTCTTGCGTAGCAACAGGGCAGTTCTTACCGTCTTTACTTTCTTCCATCTTATCAACAGGCATATCGCCCAGTGTGATCGTGATGCTGTACATTAGAACGTACCTTTAAATTTCTTACCGCGAATTGCAGAACGAGCACCAGCGCACACTGAGCCGCCCATAGCGTACTTTTCCACCGGCTCTTGATCTCCTCGACGAGACGTTTTCTTGTACTCTTCGCGGGATTTCTTGTCTTTTAATCGGCGGTCTTCAAACAGCATCTCGTCCATAAAGGCAGAGGTTTCTTCTTTGCCAGTTACAGGCTCCATCGGAGGATCACGGTAAACCGAGCCGCCTTCACCTGTTAAATCTGTAAGTTTTTTCTTCCCCGGCATCACTTGCCTCCTTTCTTCATGGACATGATTTTGTCCGCTGATTTTAAGCCAAAACTAGCACTGACGGCGATAAACAGCAAATATTGATACCACTCAGGCAATTGATTCAGTGCAGCAAAACCTTCATTAACACGATCAATAATTGCAGTGTCATTCATCGCAACACTATACGCAACGGCAATCAAAGGAAGCGACAGGATGATCGAGAAAAATTCATCTTTCCATGAATTCTTTGTGGCGTCCGCCATCTTACTTTCCCAGTCAGCATCGTTCTGGATCGCATTGATCTTGCGTTCTTGTATTGCTTTCTTTTCGTCCGCTTTGCCTTTGATAAACTCTTTGCCGAGTTCAAGGGCTGGGCCAAGCAACATGTTTAACATCACTTTATCTCCTGTGGTTTCCTACCACACTTATCGCATTTTTTGACGGGCCGAAACAAAACTTTCGCCCCGCATTCGGTGTGGTACATACCGTCCATGTAATGATACTTACAAGTCTTCACTTTTCTTTTTTAAGTGCAGACGCTCCAAAGAACGCTGACACCAATACAGCGATTGAAGCAAAGTAGGTCGGAGCGATATCTGCGATCAGGTTCGCGGCTGTATCCATACCGAAGGCATTAGCAAGAAAAATACCAAATGGATACAGTAGAAGACCAAAAAGAGCAAACCAAGCCATCTTGCGAATTGAATCGCGCTGGGCGTCGTTGTCTTCCATCTTTCGGCGCATGTCTTCCAACATGATCTTACGTTCTTCAGCATCGATAACACCGTCACCGTTCAAATCGTACTTTTGCATTTCTTCAGTCATTGCATTGTGATCTCATTCGTTTGGACGCAAATTGCATCGTAGTTCATTTTCGGCTGTGGTGCAGATTGCATTACAGCATCCCGTGCTTCAAAGCACTCTTCCATAGTCATATAGTGACCCTGCGGCATGACATAATACCGTTCAGCTTCCAATAATAAAACAAACAGTACCCATGTGATCATGTCTATACTCCTTGACCCTTCCGAGCCTGTCGTAGACTGTTAAGTCTGGCATCGATCCTTTCGATGGCTTCTGCCAGTCGATAAATGGCTGTTCCTTTGAATTTGCTTGGGCAGGTGTTAAGGGCGACACAACGTCGGGCTTCCTCCAAGCGGGATGAAAAGGACTGATAAATAGGTCGCTCATCCATTAACCGCCTTTATGGCTAATAAGATACAGTAGTAAGGCCACGGCCCCGCCGACAATACCGAGAGTAAAAACGCCAACAGCACCATACATAAGTCCATTCTTAATGGCTTTTTTACGAGCCAGTTTCTTAGCTTCTGCACGTTTTCGCTCGTTTTCACGAAGTTGTTTACGATTTGCTATAAACTTACAGTAGTCGTCCCAAAGCCCGGCACGGCCATTGTAAATGAACATTTGTTTGATTTCGGCTTCTCTGGCGCGTATTTTTTCAAGCTCAAAGAAACATTCCATGTCTCCATCTTTGGCTTTCTTTTCTATTTCTTCTTTAGCGTCAGCAAGTTTGGTGAGTTGGGGGCCCATCTCACCGACAGATTGAACATGGCCAGCGAACTCTTTGATGGCCCCAATCGCTTCGTTTGCAATTTTAATTGCAGCAATGGCCTCAAAGATCATCGCTTATCTCCTACGTTGTATTGCGTCTCATCATATTCTCTCTCTGCACGGATATACGCTCCATGTTCACGTCGTTGCGGTTATCTGCAATCTCTTCTTGAGATTCAATTCTAGCAGCATCTGTCGCAGCTCGCTGCATCATTTTCTGCCGTTCAAGTGCAAGCTCGGCTTCATCAAGCTTCGCCTTACGTTCTACATCGGCGGCCTTGATCGCAAGCTCTTGCTGACGGATAGCAACCAGTGGATCTTGCTGATCCCCCTGGGGCATTAGTCCTTGAAGCATCTGAGCGTTTAGCTCGGCCTGTACCTGCGCCACACGAGCTTCAACAAGCTCCGATGTGATCATTTGTTGAGCGAGCATTGGATCCATCTGTTGGACCTCCGCTTGAATTTGTTGTTGCACTAAAGCACGAGCCTTAAATGCAATGTGTTCTTGTATGTGAGACAAAAACATTCCGTATGATTGAGGGGAAGCCTGAACAATTGGTAACTGCATGAACTGCATGTGTACCATGATGTGTGCATCGTGATCCTGCTCTGCGAATGCAGTAATGATCTGCCCCGCTAGGGCCCGAGCATTCTCGATTGCCGGATCAGTCGGCTGGGGCTGGGGTGGTGGTGGTAAGATATCGTCAATGTTCTGCACTTCCAGGGCCTGATACATACGTTTATACGCCGCGTGCAGGTTGTGCATTTCTGGGTTTGACTGTGCTAGTTGCAACTGAGTCTGTGCCAATGTCACCCGCTGTGCCATTGAGAAAATGTTCGGGTCAGAGACAGGCAGTACGTCAACACGGTTGTCAAAGTCTGCTTGCATGATCGTGGCGTCACCACCCGGCACCATGTACGGGTACTGTTGTGGCATATAGTCACGAATAATGCTCGCAAGAAGTCTAAATTCCGTCTTCTGTGCATAGTGCAACCGCTTATGGATCGCACTCATCACTTTCATGCCACGCTCAAGTAGCGCGACAGTCGTTCCTACTGGCTGTTGCTGTGACCCCGGCGTTGCTTGCTGTTGATCAGCAATCGAAACAAACCTGCGGCCTGAATCAATAAGGACCCCAAGAAGTTGGGCCAAGGTCGCTGACGGCTCTTTGTACGGTAGGGGAATAATTGAATTCCGTATGTCACCGCCAGGAGCGTCAATGTCCCTGAATTCACCGGGGGCAATTGGCTCATCATCGTTACGAACGCGGATACCCCGCGCCTTGAATCCGGCTGGTAGGTTGGATAGCGTGCCCGCATCGATCAACTGCCTCAAAATTGAAGTGGCTGCTTTGCCCAGCCCTCCAATCATGTGGATTAGACCGAACCCGTAAAACCCTAACCCCGGCAAGAACTTGTAATGGACAAAATACTGTTGCTTACGCTTTAGCGGATCGCCCTCTGCATAGTTCCTTCGGATCGCTAACACTTCGCCAGAAGACTGGTCGAGAGTGACGATGTACGGAAGTTTGATTCCCGTAGGCTCGCCATTCTGATCTAAGTCTTCAAAGCCTTCAATATCTAAGTCCGTATGAACTTCAAAAATAGTTAAAACATCTTCAGCCTGTTCTGTTTTGTCTATCCCCTGAAGTTCGCGAACCTTGTCCTTAACTGCGTCATCTTCTTCGTCATAACCAGTTTGAAGATCAACATCTCTGTAGAAGCCAACAACTTGTAGCTTGCGGATTTGATTTTCATCCATGCGGAGAATGTGTGTAACACGCGACGAAGTCGCAAGATCACTCGTCGTGTAGGGGACAACCAAGTCTTCGGCAGGCACAAATCGAGATACGGGCCTCTGTTTTGTTTCATCGTAGTAAACCTTCTTGAACGTCGAGCCACACAGCGGCAAATAGAAAAGCATCTGATCCGTGTCTGGATCGTACTCTTCCATGACCTCTGTCACCATGTAGTTCATGAAATTCTTAACGCGGGTTGCTTGTTCTTCGACTTCTTGAGTCTTTGCGCCAATGACCTCTGCCCGTACAGGCCCGCCCGCTGGCAATAATTCTTTGTAGGCTTGTGCTTGGAACTGAGTGACCGACTCAGCAATGATCGGATGCGTTACCCCTGACGCCCCTTGAAAGGGTTGGCTACGCTCTTTTGTTTTGACTCCGAGCAGGTCGAGACCCTCAGTGTAGGCTTCTTGCCACTCGTTTCGTGAATCTTGATCGTCTTCGACTCTTGCTCGAAGCTCGCTCGATATTTCACCCAAGATTGATTCATCAAGAATTTCAGCAAGGTTGGCATTATGGTTGTATTCTTCTGTGACAACTTCGGCTCCTTCCATCCCCATTAGTGCCTGAATGATTGCGCCACCTGCGCCGTCATCCATGATTTCAGCCCCACCAGCAAAGTCTTCTGGTTGTGAAATCTCTATTTCTTGACCTGGGACCGCTTCGATGGAGCTATCCACCATGCCTTGCATCATATTTGAGGGAACTGACATCAGTAATACTCTCT